CATTAGTAAGAGAAGCAAAACGCTTTTCCATAGCTTTCTGAACATTGGGGAAAACATAACGCCCTTTAAGAGCATAGCAGAAAGCACAAATACTTCCTACAACTTTCCGCATCTTCGCACCAATCTGACAACGCTTGGCTGGTGTCGAATAAGAATAACCTGGCATCTTCGAAGGTTTTGAGAGTGTGCCAACAATCTCTTCGGCTTGTTTTTTGTTTTTGAACATAAAAAAAGGTTACCACTTTTTTGTTTTACCACAAGTTTTTTTTGCAGTTAAATCTCGTTGACTATCAATGACTTACAAACGCAGGGAGGCCGCTTGCCTAAGTTGTTGATACTTAAGCAGTTACAGCTTCTTCTTCTGGAATCTCTTCGCTTTCTTTTTTACCAATAAAAGCGTCAAATCTTTTCTGTGCTTTGCTAGAAGCTGAAATAATAAAGTTCATATCTTTTTTTAATACTTGGAGCCAACTCGAAAGATAACTCGCAGAATTGTTGAAACATTTTTCAGAATCAATTCCGCAGAAGTTAAGGCAGAGGCTCGCAAAAATCTCTGCGGTCAGTTCTTCTTTGCTATAATTCTCTGAACCAAATCCGTTCTTCACATCATCATTCGTAGCCTTGTGCATAGCGTGGCCGATCTCATGAAACGCCGTGGAATAATATTCCTCAACGCTGGTAAAGTTTTCTTTTGGAGGTAAATCAATCTTATGTTCCTGTGGATAATAACAGGCACGACTTCCACCATGTTTGATCTGAATAATGCACTTGTTTATCAACTTCTCTGCTTCTTCTACTGGTGAAAACTCCAACTTCTTAACTTCGGGCTGTTTCCACTTCATGCCCTCAATATCGCTTAACCCAAAAACCTTATAGAATCTCATCATGGGAAAAGTTTTGGTTTCATTGTCTCTTTCAGTTTTGAGCAGTTTGTAATAAACTACCATGTGAGACTTGGCACCCTTTTTGATTCTGCCACCAAGTTCTTTAATCTGGTTAAATGTAAAAAAGAAATCATCAGAAGATAGCATCCGAAGCAAAAACTGATTGATGCCCCGATAATTCTTTTTGGAAACGCCGTTGCAAAGATCAAAAACTTTCCAAGGTTTCTGCCAAGGGCACACGCCTTTGTTGAGGGCTTCGATGAATTTTTCTGTGATAATTTCGTTTACTTTCATAGTTTAAATATATCAGCTTTTTGTTTTTTGTCTACAAAAGAATCTCATTCACCATCAACAACTTACAAAGCAAGGGAGGTCACCTTTATAAATCCTTAATAATCAATAGAATATAATTGTTGACTATATAGATAAATATGATAATCTATAAAAAGAAAAGAGGTAATAAAATGATGCATGATATATTCGATGACCAAAAAACATTAAACCTGTGGGCGAAAAAAATGCTGGATGATCAAGCTATAGAGCGAGCCTTAGAAACTCAAGCAGAACTTGATGCTGACCAAGTTATTAATAATCAATAACTTATAACAGAAGGGACCCCGCTTCTGTAAATGCTTAATAATCAAATACTTAGGGCTAAACGGATTCGAACCGATACACCCTCATTGAAAGCGAGGAGTCCTAACCATTAGACGATAGCCCCAATATGTAGTATTATTATATTAAGTATTTAGCTATTTAGCAATTAATATTTGCTATTTTGTGTAATCTAATTTAGAATTTAGATATGAACTCAAAAGTCAGCGGTCTCTTAGAATCATCTGCACTATACAAAGAATTCCTTCGTGAGCGTGAGGAAATATTAAAACACAAATGGCTTGAAAGTGAAAAAGCTGGTAAAGATGTTGGATTTGAATGGGCTCTTCTTGATTGGTGTTTTCACCACAGAACTAACTGGCGACAAAATAAGTAAGCTCTTTCCGCTCTCTCTATTCTAGAACTAGAGAAAATATATACCCACCTTTAATTGCCTCAGACTCTGGGCATTGGGGCTTCAAGGGCTCTTATGGAGGAAGTCATCCTCACTCATTGCGGAAAGAACTATAGTTATCTTAACATAACTTTGATTTTTGTCAAATAAAAAGGGCGAAGATTTTACTCCTCGCCCTTTCTATATGGTTCGTGAGGGACTACCAACCCTCGATATTACAGTAGTATCTCTCTGTCTTTAGACTGGCGAAAGACCACCAGTAATCCGATCATAACGAAACTGACGGATGCCAGAATCCATACGACCAGAAAAGCAAAAAGTCGTAAAGAGCTTGTTACCAGCCTTGCTAATCGTATAAGACGAAGGCTTTCCGATGATGTAGGTAAAGACCTGCTCACCGCCGTAGGGTTTGTA